GTTCTATCGTTGCCAAAATACATCAATTTAGGTATAATAGACTTGCTCTATCGGGGGATTGCGCAAGCGATCCTCTTTTTTATTACTCAGATAGATTTCATCCTGCGGGTCACCTCGCTCTGACTCAAAACCGCCAGCGGCACACGCTTGATGCCCCGCTCTGCCGCCATCTTAGCCGATACGGCCTCCATCGCCCGCAGCATATCCGCACTCTGGGTCTCTGCGAAGCCACCGGGCAGGATATGATTCTTGCTTTCCCGCATATCGTTGACTTTGAGTTCTTCCTGCAAAGCCTGTTCCGAACAGCGGCGAAGCAGCTCCATTGCGTAGGCTTCACCGTCCTGCTCTACCCATCCGATGTACTGCCGGTAATTATCCAGCGTTTCCCGCTTCAGGCGGGCAAGCCGTTCCTTACCGAAACCGAAGGTCAGGTGCGTTGTCGCCGCCATAACCAACCATGCAATTTCTGCACCCTCATTCTGGGCCATGCGAAGCTGTTCTTCCTTGCGGTTGCGCGGGGCCTTGGTCTGCGGAAGCCGGACCTCAAAATCACAGATGCCCTTCAAGTCCTCCCGCATAGCATCCGTTGCGCTTTTGCGGTTCTTGGTCAGGATTTTTGTTTTGTACCGCTGCTGAAACTCGTGCATTTCATTACAGGCCCGCTCTAGGCGCGTAGCTCCAATGCCCTCTTCCTGGTGCATGGCCACTACCATACACCAAGTGAAGATCTGCGCCGTCTTATCCCGTTCATCGGCCCGCTGCTGGCGAATGTTCTTCATCTGTTTTGCCATCTCCAATCTTTGCACCCCAAAATTTTTGCCAAGAGCCTTTTTGTTTTGCTGCAGTCCCAATAGTTCTTACACCACTGGCACCGGCCATTGCACAGGAACGCCAGATGTGCTTTCTTGTGCCCTCCTTTGCATTTTTGACCTTCGGGCCCGCCATGTGATTCACAGCCCAAGACCAACCTACCATAGGCAATGCAGCCACAATCAGGATGATTCCGGCCGCATCCACGACCATCGGACTAAAGAAAATTTCACGAATCAGATTCATTAGATTCCTCCGCATTCACTATAAGTCCCGAAATTCCAACGTTCTCTTTTGCATAGCCCACAGCTTCTTCTGCGGATACTGCCCACACATAAGATTTTTTGAGCAGTTCCCTATTACTCACTGGGGATCTATATTCCACTTTGTACTTATGAACTATTTTCCACTGCCGGCGAGGTGCCGATGTTCCCTGCCAATACGCTGCTACCAGTTTTTGCTCTTCTACGCATACCGGGCGCAGCATTCCAAAATCGGGGTGTTCATAAGCTACTTTCTGCAAGGCTTCTTCTACGGCTTTCGGAGTGTTTTCTCCACGAATCCATGCAGAAAACACACATTTTTCTGCCGTATCATTTTTTCTTGCTTCGATTGCGACCTCATAGCACGGCACCCTTATTCACTCCTTTCCTGCCCGCCGATTGAAGTACACCGCCGGCGAAACACCGCGTTCATCACAGTCCTTGTTGTTGAAACTGACGATTGCACCGCAGTTTTTCTTATTGGTGCACCGAACGCATTTCATGCCCGTGACGCTCACGACTTCATAGGTCGGTGCACCGCAGAAAGGGCACTCCCGGCTCTTAGGTTCAATGTGTGCTTTCATTTTTCCGTTCCTCTTTGTTCCATTTTTTCAAGGGCGCATAGTATCCGCACATCACGCAACAGACAATTCTGCGATGCTGTCCTAACAGTACGATAAGTTTCGTCGTCGCGCTTCTAAACGGCTTGCCCCATGCCAAAAAGCCGCTCCCGCATTTAGGACACGGGAGAACCGTACCTGTTTTCTCCATCAGGATCCTCCCCTACGCACCGGCTTCTTGCCGTTCCCAGCAAACTTTTCAGGCCGTTCATCACTCATGCCGCGAGCCAGAACCAGTGCCCTCTGGTCGTTCGGCATCTGGTAGACACAGCCAGTCGAAATGTGCATATACAGGTCATTCAGGACAGCGCGGGCGATTTCCGCTGTTTCATACTGCCCCAGACGATAGACATTTCCGCCTCCAGTGGGTACCGCCTTTATTTCATGCTCAGGACTCACATACGCGCTGGTGCACTGGGCAATGTTCGTGATGGAGTCCCATTTTTTGTTCATGACGTACATTCTGCATCCTCCACATAGCGCCAGCTCTGGGGCGGGCTGGTAATTTCCACAGGCCGCATACCAAACCGTGTCTCTTGCAAGCCAGTGAGTTCTCGCAGGTCGAGTGGTCGGTCATAAATTTTCAAGTTGGAAATGTGCCATCCCCAGCCGGGGTGTATCCCAAGATATTTAGAGAGCTGTTCGTCGGTCAGGCAAGTAGTAAGTTCCTCTCGCTGGACATTTCGGTACTCATCGTTATTTTCTGGCATGGTGTAAACCGGCAAATCCAGACTTGGGGCTGTAAAATTGAACCCCACGCTATCTCTATCGACCTTGTAAACCTCATCGCAGACAAACTCACCAATTACTTTTTCTGTCCATCTTCCGCAAGCCCTTTGGTGACCTCATTAGCCATCCGCTATTGCCGGAACAGTAAATGTACACTTTAAACGGCGTTTCGAGCTTTGGGCAGGTCTTGCGCACTTCAACCGTTTTCATCCCGGCCCAAATCAGCTTGCACCAGTTTGGACGGACGCTCAGCAAAACAGCTTTACTCACTTTGCACCTCCCCGCCGTCCAGGTCGCCTTTGAGCTGTTCGAGCTTTTCGAGCACGATCTGCTGTACCTCTTCAGGCTTGCCGACGATCTCAACGAGCTGCGCCAGCATGATGTAAACATCCGCGATTTCTTCCCTGACGCTCTCGTGGGCGACCTTGATCTTCGCACCGTTGCGGCAGTTGAAGGTTACGGCCCGCTGGAGATTGCAGATTGCCTTCGTGAGCTCTGACATTTCCTTGATCGCCATCTGGAGCTGAGGGGCGGTGCCGTACCGATTGATCGCCCGCCGGATGGTACTCAGACCGTAATTAGGAATGACCGGGATTCCTGCATCCTCGTACCATTTGAGCTTTTCCCGCAGGGTCGCGTAGGCCCACAAAATCGTGTAATGCTCTGCAATCAGTCCATCGATGCTCTGCTTTGGGTCATCGAAGAGGTGATCGGTCAGGCTTTCGGAGAGTTCCATATCGTTGCAGTTCAAATCGATGCTGCTGCCATGGCCCTTGACGAGCTGCCGCGCGTACTCGGTCAGCGCTATTTCAGGTTGCCGCAGCCATACCCAGCCGTCCTCGCTGACGTCAGTAAAGTTGAGGGCAGTCTGAAAATTGTTCCCCGGGTTGTTGGTCGTCAGCCTCGGAACACTCTTAATCTTTTGCTTATCCATTCTATACCTCCTCAAAAATCCCAGTCGTCGGGGACATATAAACGGCACTCTCCATCCCCGTTGTCGCTGGTTGGTTTATCAAACGGGCAGCCCGGGCAACCATTTCCGGTCGCCAAACGGCAACGGCAAAACCCCATCAAATAACGGGCCATTTCCTCCGGACTCGTAATAGCATATTCAGGGTTGGTCTTCGCCTCCTCAGTTTCGAAGAAAAACTTAATCGGCTTTTCGTTTTCAATAATATTCCTGTAAGCTACGCCAATTTTATAAATATAGTTATCACGCAGCTTACGGGGAATCTCGGCAATATACCGGCGAAATGCTTCCAGGGAGTTTGCGCGCTTGTAGTGGTTGCACATCCGGCAGGCGGGCATAAGGTTTGAAATATCATCTGCCGCGCCATCTACTTCATCCCACACCCGCAACGGTCGGAAGTGATCTACTTGCATATCTTTGTAGGCAATCGCCCTGCCGCAATATGCGCAGCGACCTCCGTACTTCCGGTATACCGCCTCACGGGTTTTCTTATTGATTGCCATTCTGTGTCACTTCCTTCGGTGGCAAAGGCATCCAACCAACAACAGGCCGGTCAATCCGGTTGTTGTAAACCTCGTCCGGGTTGAAGTGGCGGTATTCCCACCAACCTTCTGGGATTCGATAGTCGTCCTGCTCCTCGTCGTATGTCCCCCAATCGGGAAGATTCTCCCAATTCCATTCGCTATCTTGTAAAAAAACGTTTCCGTCCTCATAGTGCGCCGTCGTTATTCCGTACCCGTCAATTTCGTTTCGGTACAGAATCAGCACTTCCGTCTCAACTTTCGGAGGATCCTTGTCGGGGTCGCGCCAGAAAGAAAGTAGCGCTCCTTCCTGTGCAACAGGAAGTTTCTCGACCTTTTCCCGCGCTACCCGGAGAGTCGCAGAAACAACATCATTCGCACTCGGCTTCTGAATCGTGTTATACTCCAGGCATTTCAATGCGTCCTCACGGTTGATGTACTCATCCATTGTCTTTCTCCTCATAAATGTCGAGCTTCATGTCCAGTGTGTACGGGGTGTCCACCGCGACGTCTGCGTCCGGGTCAAACTGTACGTCCAAGCTCCCATCTTTCAGCGAAATGGTGAGCACACAGTTATTGAGCTTTGTCGTAAAGCTGTCACCATCGTTCAACTTCCCATGGTCAGCCGCGTACAGCTCCAGCGCCGCTTTAATCGCTGCGTTCGACTGTTCCATCAATCCCTTTTCATTCATCTGAAATCACCTTCATCTTCACCACATTGAATTTTTCATACTCCGGGTAGCAAGCTCTAGCCATCGCCTTAGCCCGTACAGCAGCACGCTTAATGCCCTTTTCATCGACAACAACGCACGGCAGGAGTGCAGAGCCACGTTTCCCGGATGCAGCGATCAGCATCTCATACTTTGCCATCGTCTCGTCCTTTCTTCGATTTCGGCGGGTGCGCTTCGCTCTGGCGGTCTATATCACCATCCACACAGCACGCCGCATAAATCAGAAGTGCAGCCATCACCGCCAGAATTGCCAGAACAATCCAAATGCTCATTCTGTGTCACCCTCCCAGCAAATTGTTTTTCGCCATGTAGCCGGCCATCAGGTCAGCATAGGCGCGCTTGGGCATATCGGCCGCGCCGTTACGCTCCAGCAGTTCCTTGATGCTGTATTCCTGACCTTGGCCATCAACAGCGCGTACCCTTGTGCTACCCCGATTAACCACCATAGGCTTTTCATCCCGGGGATGGATGCCAAAGGGCATCTTAAACCCTTTTTCAAACACCCACAGGTGATAGGTATCGGCGGCATCCACCAGCCTGTCCTGCGACGGGTATACCTCGATGGCGGCGCGCTTTTCGCCGAACAATTCGTTTTTGATCTGCATCTTGACCGCCCACGGAATGTCCCCGCTGCCATCGCACTTGCCGCACCCTGCGGCCGACGTGATAGCAACGTGCTCGACCTTGCCGACAGGCGTGCGGAGCAGGCGGGGCATAACGCTGTACTGTCCATCCTCGCTGACCCATGCCCGGTCCATCTCGCGCATCCAGCCGTGATAGGGCACGCCCAGTTCTTCGACTGCCTGCTTCGGGATAATTGTTTCAGTCCATTTCATTTTTTCTGCTCCTCTCCAGCTTCTTTCATCAGGTATGGTGTGTCGCTCATGTTTCCAACCACTTTTCCAATGTAGAGCAACGCCCGAAGACAGCACGGGTTGTAGTCGCGTGAGTTCTTGCCGGCAATCTTTGCGTAGAACCCGATATGGCTCACGCCATAGGCAATGTACTCGCCAAACTCCACAGAGAAAATCCGCTCGTTGGAGCCGGTGGTTTTGATGATGTCGCCCTCAAAGACCATCGTTCCTTCCATGTCCTTTACGCCAGTGCTCATGCCGATTGTAAATGGCTTGACCAGATGGGCGTATGCCGGCTCTTGCTCGGAGTTGATGTACCAGCCCTCACCCGGGCGGCTGTTCTTCACGCCCGGGGAGCGAATCAGGAATCCTTCATGCCAAACGCCATCTGCAGACTGCCCGCGAAAAGTTCTATCCTGCATCATGCTTCACCCCTTACCTTAACGGGAAGCACCAGCGCTTCATACTGCGGTTCAATCAGCTTTACAGGGGACAGCGGACCAACTACCCATGCGCTGACTTCGTCCTCTTCCATCGACTTCAAAGCATCGCTCAGAAATTCAAGGTTGAAGCCGATTCGCAAGGGGTCTTCCAACTTTCCGCTAAAGGAAAACTCCTCATTCATTTGCGCGATCGTGCTGCGCATTGATGCTCTGCCGGTGCCGCCGGGCTCCAGGTCCATTACCAGAACGCTCTTTTCCTTTGCGTCTGCAGACCGGGCCAGCTTGACGCGCCCCAGAACGCCCAGCAGTTCTTTTCTGTCAAGCGCAATTCGGGTTCCTTCATTTCTCTGGGCCACAACCTTACCATAGTCCAGGAACGGTTCCGCAATCAGGCGGGACTTCACCTCGAAATTGCTGTCACTGAAAACAGCCTTTTTCCGGTCACGCACAATTTCCACGCTACCATCCATAGAAAGCGTATCAACTGCCTTTGCCGTGGCCGCAGGAAGCGTAAAGCGAAAATCACCATCAGCTGTGCAATTGATTCTGGCAATCGCCATCCGGTATCCATCCAGCGCACAGATTTCCAGCACATCCTCGCCTTTCCGAGAGAAGCACAGGCCACGGTGCGCAGGGTGTTTTTCGTCCTTCGACACCGCATAGAGGACTTTGGAGATTGCCCAGCTTAAATCGTTGGCCCCCACGATACACCGCTTTGCATCATTGCCCGGGCCAGAAAACTCCGGGTAGTTCTCTGCCGGCGTTGTGTTCAGGCGTGCCCTGGCCGTGCCGGATTTCACGGTAAGGATTCCTTTATCGGTCTCGATGCTGATTTCCGGTGCTACCGTGCCGCTGATAAAATCAACACCGCGCGGTGGAACCACCACATCCTGCTCAACCGGCTTGGACAGACCAGCACGGACGCTCAGTTCCAGATTGGTGGCGTATGCATTGGAGCCGCTCAACAGGATTCCTGCATCATCGGTGCCCACCGCCCGAACCTCCGGCACCGCCGTGCGCAACTTGGAAAACAGCGCTCCAAGTTCGCTTCGCTCAAACTTCATCTTCCTTTTCTCCTTTCTCAAAGTGCTTCATGCTGAATTTTCCATAGCATTCAGGGCACATATAAGCCACCCGCTCCGGGTTATCGCCACGCTTTCTGCGCAGGAGCAGGGCGTACATTTCCTTCATAGGCCGGTACTTGCCGCAAACGGTGCAATGTTCCCACAGCCGCTTTTTCTGTTCCACTGTCGGGATTTTCTGCAAAAATGCCGCAGGCTTTTCCCGGCGCATATTCTCAGCGCCCACTATGCTTTCCATGTTGCTCCGCATAAACACCGGCGTACCAGCTGCATCTGCCGATGTCAGAATGTCCTGTATCCATCCAGCCTTTGGAATAACCTTTTCGGCATTTTGGCCTGTTTCCGCTCCAATAACTGCCCATTTCAGCTTTCGGAATGTTTTTGTTGCATCGCCTTCAAACGGTCCGAGAAGCGGCTCTATGGCTACGAACGTATTATACTTTTCGTTTGCCCACACGCTGTCTGACAGAATCGTTGCGGTAGAGCCGTACCAGAAATTGTTTTTCTGTGGAAGTACCCCATGGTTTGCAAGATTCTGATATCTCACCGGGTACTGCGTCAAGAAAATGTACTGGTGCTGGGGTGCCATTTCGGCCGCAGCGAATACCCGAAGAATCCAATCTTCCGGCACCCACGGACCAAACAAGTCGCCGTCCGTGCATACCATGATGGTTGAGCCCACTTTGACCTTTTGTGGCCAATCCATGCGATACTTATGTATCGTGGGCATAAATCCGGTTGGGTTGTTCAGAAAGCGGTTATTCGTGGTTTCCCATGGAGTGTCCAGCTCAAAGAGGTTCGCTCCGACCTGCTGAACCTTCGGACGTTCTGCAAGATTTCGTCTCCAGTCGCTGGCAAAGCGTAAAGCGCTCTTTTTTGCGTAGCAATATCGGCAGTCTTTCAGACATCCTGTTACAGGATTCCATGCGTAATCCGCCAATTCGTTTTTTGTTCTGTTCACCGATAGATCCTCCCCGACTGACTGTCGATCAGGACAATGCGCTCTGCAATCTCAAACCCTGCGGCATCTGCCACATACCGCAGAACGTGAATAAGATCATGCACCCGTTTCTCGTCCTTCTGGATGTTATTTTCAGCACGCGCCCGGGTGGGGTCCGGCGCACCGCTGGGGTTGTGTCCTTTGCGGGTATCAGGCATTGCTATCCCCCTTGTCCAGAATCATATAGTACTCGTACTGGGTGCCCGGGTTGGCGTTTGGACGACGGCGTACAATATCAACTCGGTATCCTGCTTTCAGGAGCAGGCGCCCCAAATCCAGACGCTCATCTTCCGAAAGACCTTTTGCTTTGGCGGGCGCGAGAGAAAGTTCAATTTTAGCCGACACGTTTTTCCACCTCCATCAAGTCGTGCATCAGTTCATCCACGAGCAGCTTTCCAGCATTTGCTCCCGTGCGGATAATGTTTCCGTTTTCCTTGAGTTCTGCAAACTCCTGTGCACGGATTTCCTTGGACTGCCGTGCAAAGTCAATTTCCGCCGCTGTCATGCGGCCCTGCACGACCTGTTGCCATTCCGCAATAAACGGTTTCGCGTCCTCCAAATCGGCGTACTGGTCGTTGTTATAGCTGCGCTTTTGGCGGACAGTGCCGCCCGGTTCCACCTCCAAGGTATACCACGGGGTATTCGGGTCAGCCTTGCGCCGCATGAAGAAGATGTAGCTCTCACGTTTGGCAATGCGCTCAAAGTATCTGGTTCCGCGCTGGATGCAGTGGTCAAGAAATCTGCTTTCTTCCAAAATGGCCTTTGCTCCATCCGGTACCCGAATGATGTATTCCGCTCCATCGTACTCGTAGATTTTGCGGATTTTCTTGTAGATGTTCTCGATATGGAATTGATTTTCCAGTTCCTTGGCATCCTTTTTGATGCTGCTTGCAGCACCTCTCAGCGCATCCTTTCGGCGCCGCTTATTGCGCTCCAGAACCAAATCATCATGGCGGCGTTTAAGATCCAGCGGGAAACGAACCTTTTCAAGATTCAAGTTCATCTTCATCTGTCCGGCCATATCGAGATAGTCCAGCCAGTCCGATGCAACTTGAAGAGCAATCTGGCCGTTGTAGCTTCCGGTGGCTCGCCTTGTCTGCTGACGGAGATATTTCAGGCTCCGCGTCATTCCGCTTTCCTGCAATGTCTTGGCCATTCCTGAGAGTTTTCGGATGTTAGCCGTCATCGCCATGTTCTTGCCATTGATTGCAAGGCCGGCTTCTTTCCATTCCAGCGCATTATCCACCTCGCGGAACGACTTTTTGCTCTGCGAGACTGCGGCCAGTTCCTGACGGTTCAAGCCAAACACGCCGTAATAGGTTTCTGCGCGAAGATTGATGCGGGTGCTGTGCTCATATTCGTCGTACACCTGAGAGCACAGAGCGTCAGCCCAGCCCGTTTTGACAAGGCTTTCGGCCATCGGATACCGATTCACAATTTCCCACTGCCGAACTTCCCACGGAAAATTGAGGTGATTATCGTACTGGTACATCCATTCAGATTTCAACACTTTCCGAACATCACTCTCAAATTGGTCAGTGTGGGATGCCAGCGTGTACGGCTGATACGGGCCAGAGGGGGCCAGCAGCATCGCGGACAGCTTCGGGCGCTGGCACATGATATACTGAGCTTTTTCGCCCCAGTCGCGTTTCCACTGCTTGATGGTCTTTCCGTCCGTCCACCAGATTCCACGGCCGTGAAATTCCGGTTCTGCCCGATGATTTCTGAAATCGAAATACACCAGATAGCGGCGAATCCAGACTCCATCCCCCTGCGGCTTGCTCCAAAGGAATGTCCTTGCGGCCCATAACCTTTTGACCGAATAGCGGGTATTGCGAACCTGCATTTTCTCCCCGCAGCACTCGCACGTCGCTGTGCTCTTGTGTTTGAGCAGTTCCGACAGCGTATATTCACCACCGCAGCTATCGCATCTCGCCCGCTGAATCGGGATTTTATTCTCAACTCCGCCGGGATCAACTACACTCTGCTTATCATTGGTGACCCAGAGAAAGCCCGCATCGCTGCATACTTTCAAAACCTGTCTTCCGAGATCTTCCGGCGGCTCCGGCAGATTCTCAAAGAGCTTCTGTGTCTCAGCCTCCTGCCGTGAGTTGCGCTCTTCGCGCTTCTTCCGCGTATGAGCAGACAGCGCATCTTCCACAATGCCAATCAGATAGCCCGGTCTGCGGTCATCAAAATAGTTCTGCAGGAGCTCCGATTCTTCCTTTGTTGCCGACACTTCGGTTCTCCAAGTCAAGCACTGGCAGGGTTTGACCTCGATTTGAAGCGGCGAAAGCTCGCCTTTGGTCGGATTCTTATTCCCGCGAAGCTCTCCCGTCCAGTAATCTTTGAAAAAGCGCCACACGACCAGCGGCTTTTCCTTTTTGTCCCAGACGGCCACCGTCAGCACCTTTCCCTTGATATAGCGGCCCACGCCCTGCCCCTCGGCAACTGACATAGACAGCGCCGCATCCAGCTCCGGCCGTTTCGGTTCCGGCGCATAAAGTTTCAATTCTTCAGCCTTTTTCATTGTGTGCCGCCTCCAAGCTCTCTGCCGTGTAGTTCTTCCCCGGCAAAATCTTCACGCCGTCAATCGGCTGTGCAATGCAGATGGACTCCTGCTGATCTTGGATGATGACGCAGAGCCATTCTCCCAGTTCTCCGGCCAGCTTCTTATCCCGGCCATATGCGACATGAAATGGCCCTTTATAGCTGTCCTCAAACTTCTCCGCAGGATGCTCAAACACATAGTTGGCGTGCATCAGCAAAAATTCTTCTGCTGTCAGCTTGCGGAGAGGAACCAGCTTCGTACAGCTGCTCCGGCTTCCGTAGCCATCCTCGTCAACATCGCCCCCGGCCGCAACTGCCCAAAACTCATTCTTGCCGTTCCATGTGTACCAATTCAGGCAATCCCACGGGTCTAAGCAATAATGGAACCCGGTGCTGGCGCACATGGCCTTTTTCGTCTCATTCAGCTCGTTCGGAACATACTGGAATTTTCCGTTTCCAAGCGTTGCGACCAGCCCCGGCTTGAATCCCTTGAATCCCAAAATCATCAGAACCATCCCTCCAAGGAAAGCTGCATCGAATCCTCGCTCTGCTTCTCTTTCTTCTTTGCAGGCTTTTTCTCCGGTTTCGGCTTCTTTTGGTCGGGCTTTTCCTTTGCCGGCTCCTGCGGTTTCGGAATATTCGGGGTGGCGTTCTCCGGTTTAATGGTTGCCGGCGCCCGCATCTCTTCTTCCGTCGGCGGCGTTCCGGTAAGATTGATGTTCATCGAAAACGAGATTTCAGCATTGGGGAAGTAGAACTGCACGGCCTTGCGATACGCTTCAAGGTCAGACAGAACCTCTCCCGCATTGTGCACGACTGCCGCGCAGCATTCAGAGAACGTGCGCTCCGTGTTACAAACGACCTCAGCGAAGCGCGGCTCCTGATCTGCAAAGTTCAGCAGTGCCCGCAGCACATAGCTCTGAACGCTCGCGGCGGCGCGCCCGCCTTTGAACAGCTTGTCCTCTGCCTCCAGCTTCTCTTTTGCCTTGGCCCGCCAATCGACGAACTCTACTGTGGTTGTGGTGTGTGTGGTGGAATCCATATTGTCCTCCTATCAGAAAAAGCTCAACTGCCCACCCTTACCCTCAGAGAACATCGGTTCCTGCTCCGGCTCTTTGGGCGGCGTTCTAGCGGCTTTTGGCTTTTCCGTATCTTTTGGTTGCTTACTCTTTTTTGTGGCTTCAAGGGCTTTCTGTGGTTCGGATTTTGGCGCATCCGCAGCATATTCTTCCTTTATCGGCTGGGTGACCAGCTCCATCTGCGCCATAAAGATTCGATACTGCCAAACCGGGATCCTGAGCAGCGGCGTGTACCAGACGCTCCCGTTGTCAACCGGAAGCAGCCCTCTTTTGTCATAAGACGTAGACGGGCTTGCAAGCGTATCACCGATGACGACATATCCCGGCATTCCAAGCAGACTCATTTGCAGATAGCACATCATACCCACGATGTAGTCAATGTCCTGCGCCACAAACAGCACATCCGTCTGATAATTGATGCCTTTTTTCCTGCATTCGTTTGCAAACGCCACCAGCAAGGCCCCCGCGCCGCAGGTCGGGTCACAGACCGCGACCCATCCCCTGTCTCCGATTTTCTGCTGAAATTCTTCTGCCGGGGTCGTCACCGCAGACATAAACTCGCAAAGGTGGTAAGGCGTGAAGAACTGGCCCGCGTGGTCACTTCCAAGCCCCAAGCACATATACAGCTCGCCAAGGAAATCCTGTTCCGAGTTGTCCTCCAACGCCATAACCAGAATCGAGAACATATCCGCGAATGCGTCCACTTCCTGCTTCGTGTACTTTTTCACAATAGTCATGTACTGCTGCTCCCGCTCATCGAAGTGGCTCTTGTCCGTCGCGTTGGACACGGCAATGGCGCTTATCGTAATCCAATCGCTCCAAACCTGCCACCTTGATCGCCCCTTGCTTGTAAATACTTCAAACTTCTTCACAAGCTCTTTCTGGGCCTCGCCGCGGACATGGCGAATATCGCTTCCCATTAGAAAACCTCCTTAGTCTGGCGGAACTTCCTCCGCCCGCTTTTTGAGAGGTCTCCTTTTCAGGAGATTCAAGCTGTTATCAAGGCCAAGGAAGTTATTTCCACTCGGCGTCTCCCGGTCAACCCGGTTTCCTTTGTATGTGATATGTACTTTTTCCCACGCTTCCAGCGTTGTGATTTTTTGTGCTGCTGCTTGGTCAAGCAGACGCTTGGCATAGACCCAAGGATACTTTGCTTGATGGCGCATCGCTTCTTTCAGCGCGGCCACCACTAAGGCATCCTCTACACCAGCTTCCCGCAGACCCCGGAATTCTGAGGCCATATAAGGCGTGAGCATCTTATCGCATCCAGCCCAGACCCAGTAGGATTCCGGCTTTCCGTCGGGCGGGCCGGTTGATGTCTCCTGCTGTTCGTCCTCCTGAGTATCCGAACAATCAAAACTATCATTTGGTTGTTTTGATTGTTCCTGCTTTTTGGCATTTGAGTTTCCTTTTGGCGCTCCGCCGCTTTTCCCTGCCGCAGCGCGTTTAGCCCTTGTCTCTTCCCACTTCTGGATGTTCTCATCCAATTTTTGCTGAATCCACCGAAAAGCCATATCCGTCGCCGGATTCTCGAATTTTGGCATCCTGCCGTTTTCGGTATAGGAAAGAATCGCGTCGAATATCCGCCCTTTTTCTTCAAGCGGTAAGCTCCTCAGCGGTTCTGCCCATTCTGTATAAAGCAGAACGCTCTTTTTATCGTTTTTCACTTGACTGCTCTCCGCTTCGTAAATTCAGAATTTTGCACAGGTGCTTGTCCAGCTTGATTCCATAGATGTGATACTCAGCGAACAACGCATTCTCCCGGCGGTGCGCTTCCTCGTGATGTGCTCGGCAAAGTGCGATTGCGTTCAAGCCAACGTGGACGACCTTTTCTCTGTCCATACCCATGCCGATACGGTCAACGTGATGCACCTCCGCCGGACGGTTGCAAATTGCGCAGCGGCGATTTTCAAGGCACAGGTACAGGTACTTTCCAATGTCGTCCGTCTGCGTCAGCAGACTATCCTTGGTCGGAACGCCCCAGTGGAAACAAAACGAAATCAGGTAAGTAATGAATTCTCGTGCTGTCGTCATGTCGCAGTCTGAGAGGGAGAACCACTCCCGCATAGCGCGGGAGCAGAAATCCCATTCCAAATACTGCCGAAGCTCTTCCGGCTCGTGGCCGGACCACAAAGAAATGTCACGGATGATGGCAAAAATCTTTCGGCGCTGGTCAACAGAAATCGTGCGCCCATCATCCAACCGGACCTCCACCCGCCGGGGGCGTTTCTGCTCCACAAAGCGGCTGATGTCCGTATCGGGCTTCAGGACGAGCTTTCCATCTTCCAGCTTTTCAATTCTCGCCGTTACGACCATCCGTTTTCTCCTTGTCAACATGAACGTGCATAGGGATATACACGCTGTTCGCCTGCATATTTCTCACCAAGAAGTCATTGCATTTTGCTTCCGACAGGTGATTTTTGAGCACCTGCATCTCATAGGCATACTGTCCAGCAGCTTTTTTCTCTGCGATTTTGGCTTGAATGTCTTCATCTCGATAATTGGCTTCTATCAAATAGAGGTCATATCCGAGTGCCTGCACCCCGTTCAGGTTGTTGGTGTCGGTAGCATAAATCACCTTGCCAGATGGAAAATGCACCTTGTACCCGCAGTTCGGTACATTGTGAGTCAGCATAAACGGAATCACATTGCACAGGCCGTATCCGTACATGGTCCGGGGTTCCAGCACATCAATCTGACGTTCCGGCACCCCTGCGGCCAGAAGCGGCGGTGCCAGCCAGCGGCAACACCCAAAGCGCAGCGTTGGCCGTTCTTCGGCAAGCCGCTTGATGGTGCGCTTTTGGAAGTGATCTGAATGAATATGCGTCAAAAGCACAAGTTTCAGCTTCGTCACATATGGCTCCAGCGCTTTGTAAGGCACCCCGCAGTCTATCAGCACAAAATCTTCCAAAATCGTAGCGTTGCCGTCACTTCCGGTGCTGATAATGTTGTACTTGACCATCAGAGTGTCGCCAAATCAACAGCCGCTTTCACTTCGTCTGCTTCCGGCTCCGGCAAGTCCATAGTTTTGGCCGTCCGCTCGATTTTGGGCTGTTCCTGCTCATCCTGCTGGCCGAGTTCCGGGGTATCGGTCACTTCCGGCAACAGGTCTCCGCTCGCGGTGTCCGGCATCATCACATGGCCGTCTCTTTCATAGGCCATCGTCATTTCTGCCGTCATAATGCCCCACTTGGAAATCAACTGGCGCAGCATGGTCTTTTTGGCCATCCCGTCGAAGTCCTTGTACCAAAAGCTCGAATACTTCCACAACTCATTCTGCGGGATCTCGCCATTCATCAACTTCTTATATGCGGCGGCGCTGAATGCCGGGGCATAC